TGATTGTCGAAAACGTCAATTTCCACCGACGATTCAAAGCCTTGCTCTCCCTGAATCGGCATTTCCTCAACCAACTGCGTGATCTCTTTCCACTGTTTGTCGCGGCTTGTGTCTCCGGGTACTTCCAGGTCGTCCAGGCCAAGCAAATCCTTGAGGATCTTCATGTTCTCGGGATGCTGGAGAATCTGAGCGAATTCCTGATTGCCGGATCCCAACAGCTCCATGAGGGTTCGGCGCTTCTGGACCCAAGTTTCGGGGAACTGTTCGTCGGTTTCCGAGTAGACCGATATTGCTCCTTGAAGGTCATCGAGCCGAATCAACCGACTGTCGTATTCCTGGCCCAAGGCGCTCATGGGGATCTCTAAATCCTCGTTCCGGTTGTCCCGGTAGACCATGACCCCCTTGACCATGCAGTTGTCCCAGAAGGTTTTGATGGCGCGCCAGAAGATGCCTTGCCGGCCAAGCGCCTGATCTCGGCTCATCGCATATCCACTGGCTGTGTCAATGTTTGCGGCAGAGCCGCCCATCAGCGATGGGAAAGCCCCAACTTGGAACTGGCCCATAGGGCCGGCAAGATCGTTGATATATCGGTAGGTTTCAGACGCCAGGGGCGTAGGTTGTGGTTGAAAAAAGGCGTCCCGGACCCTCCCCGTTGCCGGTGGCGTGACGGGGTAGTGACTCCCAGGTTCGGCGGTGGTGTCCTCGATGGCATCGAAGTCCAGGACGCTATCATCGGCATAGATTGGCGGGATGCCGAATTCGATATTCTCTACGACTAAATTGTTCAGGGTGTTGTAACGCTCTTGGATGGACACCAAAGCGGTCCCGATGGCCGGCCTGTTCTGCCCGTCACCGGGCATCGCGTTCATCACCGTCCAGTGGTCATCCATGTTCTCATTCCGGGCCTCGGCAAACTGATCGGCAGCGAAAGCGCAGTACACGCCATCCGGGAAAAGTCGGTACAGCTCGTTGCGGATAGCCTCATCAGCGATCCCCTCAAAAACATAGGGCCGTAGCCAGCAACGGTCAAAGGTAATCAGGTTGGCCGATGGGGTGCCGGCCTCGTCATAGATGCCGCTGTAGTGGAGCCGCAGCCGCACCTGGCGCTCGTAGGTATCCTCGCCACCTGAAGGCGTTTCCTGAGAGATTTTTTCCCGAATATGGGGGTAGGTTGCCTGAAGTTTTGCCCTGTGGATCTCCGTAGACCAAATCAGATAGGGGAATTCGTGTTGGGTGTTGCACCACATCGGGGTTCGCACTTCCAGGGCTCCGAAAACGTCCAGTACCTCCTGGCCCTTCGCTATCCGCTGGCTGCCAGTCTGCTGCGGAACCGTGTAGGGCTCCGGGGTCATCAGGGAACTTTCATCCAGGGGGGATCCGCACTCGGGGCAAAGATTGTCCTGGGGGAAGTCGCTCATTGGCGTTTGTCCACCACACTCGGGGCAAGAGTACGCGGCTTCCTCTCCGGGGAGCTGAATTTGCTGTTCTCCGTATTCCGGTACGTCCTCCCATCCGAATCTCAGGCCATCCTGAACGTAGCGCATATACCCGGCAACCTTGCCATCGGTCCAACAGAAGTAGCCGATCCGCTCCATTAGTGCGCTGGCCTCGTTGTTCCGCTGAATCAGTTTGATGACTTCGTTGCCGACCTTGGCCGTGGTCACATCTTCGGGCTGTTTGCTGGATTGTGGGAAAAGGCGTGTTACCGGCTTACTCTGTGATAACACAGAGATTATGGAGAGGCCAAAGGCCTGGTAGATGTTGGTGACGAAGCTGTACCGAGGCATCTGATCCGAGATAAAATCCCGGTTGTAAAGGGTTTCAAAGGGGAATCTCCACTCCTGATCCGACTCGGCCCACCAAATGTTCTGGATGCCCTTCCAATACTCTCTGGCTTGCTTCGCCTTCTTCACTTCCTCGCGCCTGGCCGAGAGAGTTTCGTCCTTCATTTCCGCGATGATGGAGCGCAGCGATGACTTGATTGCGTCCGGGAGAGCTTCCATGAACTTCCCGTAGCCGGGGCCGCTCAGTGGGGCGTCAAGTTCTCCATCTATATTCCCCAACGGGTATGAGGCAGTTGTGAGTCCCATCGCCTAACGTCCCATTCCAAAGAGGCTTGAAAGGATCCCAGGCCTACCACCACCACCGGCGGCAGCCGTTCTCCTGCTTCCAGCCCCGCCCCATCGCGCACCACCACCCCCACCAATATCCCTGGGCTGTGGCCGCTGTGGCTGTCTGAATTGGGACAGGAAGGATTCAACGCCACCCCCGGCAGCCCCCGCTCCCCTGCCTCTGGACTTTCTCTTGCTCCCGCCCTTACCACCACCAATAGGGGCCGCTTGTGAAAAGGCTCCTCGTCTACCCATGTTTCCTCCCAAAAAGTTTCTTCTTTTTCCGACTGTTGGCTATTTCGGGAAGCTCGTACATCGCGTGACCCTTCATCTTGCCGACGATCTCTTTGGCGATGGCTATGGGCATCCCGTTATTCTTGCGGCCTTTGCCGGCCAGGACGGAATGAGCGTACCTGACCTGAGTTCGGGAATGAGGCATCAGTAGCTCATCGACTTGGCGCCGTGGCTGCCATGGCTACTGTGGCTCATCGTTTTGCCCTTGTGGCGGTGGTCGTTGAAGGCCATCTTCACGAAGGCTTGAACTTCGCCAACGGTGTTGAAAACCTTGACGGTGGGCTCCATGTAGGCCATTTCCATCGACCCGTTCTTCTTCATTTTCTTTTCATAGGGTTCTTCCCAATGACACTTCACGACGAAGCCGTTTTCCGCGTACTCGATCTCCAGCCGGTTAATCATGTAGCCGGCCTTCTCGTAAGCTGCGGCCTTCTCTCCGTAGGCCTTCATCGAAGCATCTTTCTTGCTCCCCCCGCCCTGCATCATCTTCCCGTAGGCTGGATTCGCGTAGTGATCGCCCTTTTCATTGTGCGGCATTTGTTTTCATGGCCTCCTGTTTTTTCCGGTGGTCCCGGATTTCTTGTTCCATGGCGGCAGCTTCTCTATGGCTCTCCCGCTCAAGATCCCTTCTCAATTTGGCATGGGTTCCGGCCCCTACAACCGCCCTCATTTCTCCAGGCTCACGCGGCTGCTTGCCCACACTCCGCAGACCTTTCCCCCTGGCGCCCAAGTCCTGTAGATCGGGTGAGGGTATTTGCTGGATGCCCTTGCTGGCCAAGAGGGTGTGGTTGAGTCCGGCGATCTCCATGCGAATACGCACGATCTCCGTTTCCAGATACCGGACATATCTCGAGCGGAACAGGTCGATGAATCCGTTGATGAATTCCAGTAGCCTCATGGCTACTCTCCGGCCTTTTTCTTCGTGACTTTTTTCTTGTTGGTTTTCTTCTTGGGTTCTGCCTTGGGGTTTGGATCGTAGGAATCCAGTTCCATGACACAACCGCGCTTCTCTCCAATTTTCACCCGGAACAGCTCTCCGCGCATCCTGCCAAAAATGTCCTCCGCACCGTCAACGCGAACGACAACGATGTTGGCAGTTTTGCCTTCGATCTTGGCTATGAGGCAGTCGTGGGATTTATTGGCGAGGTCAACGTAGGTGGCTGCTTGGCCGACTTCCATGGCGTTTCCTCCAGTGGAAAACGCCGACACTACCGTAAACTTGCGAAAGGATGCGCTCCCCGGATAAACATGAAAACCGGGGAGCGCGAATGGAAAACGTCAAACCCAAAACAGGCTTCAGGCTATCACGGGATCTCTGACAGAATCAACCACGGAGCCGGGGAGAGCATGAACGTGCCTGTTCACTAAGCACCTCCGCTCGATAGGACTCATATTAAGCCCGTCGCTGCTTCACAGCAGGGAGACTCTCCCCGTCAACTTGTCGGGTATCGGTTCAATCCTTTTCTTTGCCGCCCATACCGCTTTGGCATACGCCTGGCTTGCCGGCTGCGCTTCTTGTTCTTCGCTGTCTCCTGCATCACCTTCATCATAGCCTCATTCGGATCCTCGATGGGCTTAATTATCTGCCGCAACCGGCTATCGAAGGGCTCGGCCTTCGGCGCATAACGGCTCTTGAGCCCGTATCTGCAAGAATCGTAGGGATCGTCACCGTCAATTTTCATCACATCTTCGACGTTTTTATCGTCCCGGATCATCATGGGAAGGCACTCGATGATCTCCTTACAGTGGCTCCCGATTATCCAGCGCCCATCCCTCATCATCTGGTACATCAGCATGGCCCCGCCGATCCGGTCATTGTTGGCTGGCCGGCAGATAGGGAACTTCGCTTCCCGGAAAATCATGTTCATCTGATCCGCAATCGTGTCAGGCCCCTGACGCCGGGCAAACGCATCTGGCGCCAGGTACACCGTCTGGATCTTCTCCTTCTCCTGACTCCCGCTCCGCTTCACGATCTCGTAGGCCAAATCCTCCGGTGTGAGCTTGGCCTTGACCAGTTCCCGATAGGTGTAAGTGGTCCCTGAATCGCTCTGACAATGCCAATAAACCGCTGAAGGGTGGATATACCCCCAATCCACAGAAACCCACCTTGGCCACCAGGGCTTCATGCCCATTTCCTCTGGCCGGCAGCACATCGTCGCTCGATCAAA